TGCTGTTTGTCAGGGGCAGCGGTCGGTTGGCGGATTTTTTCATTTTGGGGCTTGACTTTTAATAGTTAGTCTCCCGGATGAAGTCCGGCACTGCTGACGCTGTGGCGGATGCAGCCTCCCAGCTGGGCAATCTGGCAGGCAAGGCAAAAGAAAAATTCGACAACACCATCGCCAGAGCAAAGTCCTTCGCGACCGGCCTTATTTCCAAGTTGAAAGGCGGTGCTGCTGACGCTGTGTCTAGCGCGGCCTCGCAGCTTGCAACCATGCCGCAGAAGGTCAAGGAAAAGCTCGACCTCGTGATTCAGAAAGCTGTGTCGTTTGCCGCTGACCTGAAGGAAAAGTTCACGAGCGCTGGCAAAAACGCGCTGGCGGGCATCATCAACGGTATTTCCTCCAAAATCGAGGAAGTCAAGACCTCCATCAGCAACGTGGGTCTTGCCCTCATCAACACCTTCAAAACGCTGCTGGGCATCCACTCGCCCTCGCGTGTCTTTGCCGAACAGGGCGGCTTTATCGCTGCCGGTCTTATTATCGGCATGGAGGGCGCAACGAACGATGTCAAGAAAGCTGCTGCACAGCTGGCGGGCGCTGCCGTTGACGCTGCAACGGACGCTGTTGCAGAGGTCGCCCCGACCACGCTGGAAAAAATCAAGGAAAACCTCGAAAAGATAGAAGATGCCTTTGACGATGACACCGGTCTGGGCAAAATCTACAACACCATCAAGAACCTGTTCAGTATCGACTGGTCGGACATCGACACGTCCGATATTTTGGAGCTGGCCAAGAACATCACGACCCTGTTCTTCGACAGTCTGGACAAGAATGTGCGGCTGTCCATTTCCGACTTCATCAACACCTCTCTGGACTACCTGAACAAAGCATACGAGCAGGAAGGTCTGCCCGGCCTTATCAAAGCGGGCAAGACCATTATCTCCGGTCTGGCCTCTGGTATGGCTGAGGGTATAAAATACATCGTGGCGAACGGCGGCCAGATTTTCAGTGCCCTGAAAGATGGGATTCTGGTGGCTCTGCAAGGTGTCAATGCGGAGCTGCTCATTGCCGTGGGCGTTATCGCCCTCATTGCTGTGGCTATCGCGGGTGCGTGGAAGTATAGCGAGCAGTTCCGGGATTCCGTTCTGAACGCTGTAAACCGCATCAAGAAAGCGGTCGAAAAGGTCATGGCGGCCATTAAGAAAGCTCTGACACCCATCGTGGAACTGGTGAAGAATGTGTTCACCATGTTGCAAGGTCTGATTGCGCAGCTGTTTGAGCTTGTGGGCAGCATCCTTGCAAAAATCATCGACTGGATTGCGCCGGTCATTACGATCATCGGCAATTTCCTGAGCGATGTTATCACGGTGCTGGGAACCATCATCGGCTATATCGCAAAGCTGCTGACCCCGCTTATCAACGGCATTGGCAAGATTATCTCCACGATTCTGGAATGCCTGCAAAAAATCTGGAACACCCTCAGCGATGCACTGTCCCCGGCATTTGAGGCAATCTGGAAAGTCGTATCGAAAATCTTTGAAACCATCGGGAATCTGCTGCAAACCATTGTGGATGCACTGTCCCCGGCAATTGACGCACTGGCTGAAGCATTCGGCATTATCCTTGACGCGGTGGCCAGTATCGTTTCTGCGGTCGTAGATGCACTAGCTCCGGTCATTCAGGTCATAGCGGAAGCGCTGGGCGGCATCATCACGGTACTGGCAGAGATTGTCGGCGCGGTCGTGGACGCTCTGGCACCGGCCATCAAGCTGATTGGCGATGTGCTGGGAGCGATTTTCGGTGTCATCGCAAAGATTGTCAACCTCGTTTGTGGCGTTCTGAAGCCGGTTATTGACGTGATTTGCGGTGCGCTGAAAGCCATCGGTGATGTGATAAACAACATCTTCAATGGCGTGAAGAACTTGACCAGCAAGGCAGTGGAGACCGGCAAGAACATCATTCAGGGTATCGGAACTGGCATCAAGAACGCAGCGACCGGCCTCTGGAATGGCATCAAAAACATTGGCAATAACATCGTTAACGGCTTCAAAAATTTCTTTGGTATCCATTCGCCGTCTAAGCTAATGGCCAGTGAAATCGGTGAATATCTGCCTGCCGGTATTGACGAGGGCATGAAGGACGCTATGCCCGCCCTTCTGTCCAGCGCAGAGGACCAGATGGGCGATTTGGTGGACACTGTGAAGGACGGCGCAGCAGAGGCCGACAGCGCAATCGCTGGCAACGGTATGCCGCTGCTGTCCGAGATTTCGGGCAAGGTCGATATTGTGGACGGTCTGGACGATGTTCTGACCCGGTTCTCCGACAAGGTGGCAGACAGTTTTACAAGCCTGCTTGACCGCCTGACAGAGATTACGCAGAGCGCGAATTTCTCCATCCCTGCGGTTGCGACCGGCACGATCACGCCGTATGGTGTCAGCGGCAGCGCTGGCAGCGGCTCCGGGAACGTTGTGGAGGAGATTCACGCCTCCAACGAGGAAACGACCCGCACCATCGTGCAGGCAATTGGCAGCGCCACGAACAGCATCTGCGCAGCGGTCGAGCAGTACAGCGGCGTGGAGGTCAGCGTGGATGCTGACAGCCTGTCGCAGCATACTGTGGACTACATCAACCGCAAGACTCGGATGTTCGGCACCTCTCCGCTGCTGACCCCTACGGAAGTATAAGGAGGCAAGAACCCTATGAAACCGATTCTCAAAATCGGCGACCATGACTATACCCAGTGGGTAGCAGAGGGCGGCCTGACCCCCACGGACAGCGATGTGGATTCCAGCAAGTCTGGAAGAAACACGCTGGACGCGGTCATGGTCAGAAACAAGCTGGGTCACAAGATGAAATGGTCCGTCACGCTGATGGATATCCCGGAGGAAGTCGCCGCCCAGCTGTCGAAAGACCTGAGTCAGACATTCTTCAGCGCCACACTGCTGGACCCGGATGCAGGGCGATATCTGACCAAGACCTACTACTGCGCGAACCGACCTTTCGGTGCGCAGCGGTACGACAAGACCACGAAGAAAACCTACTATGTCGGCATGGCGTTCAACATGACCGAGCGGTAAGGAGGTGATCCTACGAGACATAGAACAAAGCTGTGGACGGAGCTGGCGGCTCGCGGACGGTTCAATCTGGATTCCCGTGCCGTCATCGCTGGCAAAGAATACTATAAAATCTCCGCGCCGCAGATCAGTCACAGTCTTGCGACAGAGCCGTTTAGCATCGGCAACTGCAATGCAGCCTCTTTGAAGCTGGACGTTCTTCTGGACGATGGGGAGAGCATACCAGACGGAGCCTCCGTGCGCATTATCGCCCGGCTCACCGATTTGGATGTTACAGAGCACACGGAAACACTGCAATTCGGCGAGTTCATGGTGGACACCTGCAACAAGGAGGAGAACATATACTCGCTGTCCTGCTATGACGCGATGCTCAAGACATCGCAGGCAATGGTGGACGATAGCGACAGTGAAAGCGACTGGCCAAAGTCCATGGCCGTTGTCGTGCAGGAAATTGCATACCGCATCGGTGTGCCGATTGACCCGCGCACCCGCATCAACCGAGGGCTGAACTACATGGTCCCTTTCCCGAAAGGCTACACCATGCAGCAGGTCTTAGGATGGATAGGCGCGTGCAACGGCGGCAACTGGACCATCACGGACGATGGAATGCTGCGGCTGGTGACGTTGACCGCACCGCCCACGGAAACCTACCGCATCGTGGATGAATACTATAACGACATCATTACCGGTGACGGCTATGCGCTGGCGTGGGAGCTGTCCAGTGGCAACGGAGAACCACAGACCCCGGAAACCGGCAGCAGTGTCGGTTCCCTGACCCAAAAAATCTATCCGGTCGTTGACCATGAGTTCAACCGCATCGTCACGGCAGACGGCTTTACGCTGGTCTACGACCAGACCGGCGCGGTCGAAGCTGCGCAGGGCATCGTTCACGTTCCCATGGTGCGCGGCAAGGTCGCGACCGGCAGGCGGCTCAAGGTGTCCAAGGTCACCATGACGGACGAGGAAGGAAATTCTTTTTCCAAGGGCGATGACACCGGATTTGAAATCGCGGTGGATAACTGCCCCTATTCCTGTCAAGGTATCTGCGATGACCTCTATTCCATGCTGAACGGCATTGAGTATGAGCCTTTTACGGCGACAGATTCCCTTTTCGACCCAGCCACCGAGCTTGGAGATCAGGTCAAAATCGGCGACCAAGTTCACAGCTCCATCTATTCCATGGACGCGACCTTCGATATCGGCTACGCTAACACCATCAGCGCACCGACTAACACCGAGGCAACCCGGCAGTATCCGTATTTAACCCAGCGCGACAAGAACCGGGACAAGGTCTTTTTGGAAATGAGCGCCGACTATGGCGGCGTTGCGATGTCGGCAGATGCCGGTCTGGTTGTCACCAAGACCGGCAGCGCTGCAAAGGCCATGACGGAGGCTCACAGTACACCGGTCTCCCGCGCTGAGGTACAGTATTCGGACGAATACATTGCCATGCGGGCACGGGACACGGAGACCGGGCGCATGGAGGACTGCATCTTTTTCGATGACGAAAAAGAGAAGTACTGCATCACGAAAGCTGTCCTGATAGAACAGGCTGATGAACTGGCAAAGGAGCTGAAAAATTTGGCTGATGAACTGAAATCCATGGAAGGTGGAGAGGGCACAGATGCCGTCACCCTGCCGCAGCTCTTACAGTCCGTCAAGGATGTGCAGGCATCTCTCACAGAGCAGCGCACCACGCTGGACGGTTTGGAAACATCTTCGGCCAATATCAGGGAAACGCTGGCTGCTGTGCAGACCGCACTTTCCGACATCAAGACGGCGGCAGCGGGCATCCGGTCTGCTGTGGACAAGAACGCCGCAGCGCTGGCCACGGTGGACACTACGCTGTCCGATGTGAAGAAGTCTCTGGCGGCTGTGCAGACCGATGTGACGGCTCTGAAAAAGACCGCTGCTGCTCAGTCCACAGAGCTGGCCGAGGTTCACACGGCGGTAGACGAGCACACCACCACGCTGTCCGCGATAGATGAAAAGCTGACGGCTACACAAGGAACTCTGGACAATATCTTGACGATTCTGAAAGCAATGTCCGACACACCTAAAGAGCCGACCAGCGGAACCGAAACCTAAAAGGAGGGAATCTAATGTCTGAAAAACGCATTCAGGACTTCGCCACGGCGGCTGACGCTCTGGACGATGACCTGTTGCTTATCGCATCGAAAGACAAAACCTACAACATCAAGGTCAAAACCCTGAAGGATGCTGTACAGGGCGATGCCGACCGCGCAGAGGCCGCAGCGCAGGAGGCCAAAAACACCGCGCAGCAGGTGGCCAAATCCGTTGGCAACATTGAGCAGCGGGCTGCATCTGCTGAGAGAAAAGCGGCCACGGCCGTCGCTGCTGCAAATCAGGCTGTGCAGGATGCAGCGGCAGCCCAAAGGTCGGCAAGCAACACCGAAAGCATGGTGTCCACGGCCCAGACCGCAGCATCCGAGGCCAGCACAGCAGCGGTCAAGGCGGGCGATTCCGCAACCGCTGCTGCATCGTCCGCATCTTCTGCGCAGGAATCCGCATCCAATGCAGCGGCATCTTCCAAGGACGCCGTCACGGCTGCAAATACCGCAACCTCCACGGCGAACGAGGCGAAAACGACTGCCGGTGAAGCAAAGACCGCAGCAGAGCAGGCATCTTCTGATGCTGCGAAAGCTGCGGCAAACATCAAGACCGCGACCGAGGCCGCCTCGAAGTCTGCCGCATCTGCAAAGACCGCAGAACTTCAGGCAACGGCGGCAGCGGAAACGCTGACCCAGTTTCGAGAGATCATTGAGAACGGCGTTGTTCAGGACGTTCAGTCCGTGGATGATGGCCTGAAGATCACCTACACCAACGGCGGGACCATCACGCTGCCTATCAAGGCTTCTGGCGGGCTGGCGTTCAGTTCGATGGTCTACGACACAGAAACCTACTATCTGCACCTGTACGATGAAAACGAGAAGGACGTTATCGACCCGGTCTACATTCCTGGCGGCGGTGGTGGCGGCTCCGGCGGCTCTTCCGGCGTTACCCTGACGAACGAAACCTACGTCAACGGCGAAAAGGCGCTGTCCTTCGCCATTGCGCAGGGCCAGACAACCGAGCTGTCCTACACCTTCACCGATACTGACCCGGACTTCGGCGGCGCCGCTGCCTACTATGTCAACGGCGTTCAGGTGGCAACGGCCAACATCGTGCAGGGAACGAAAATCACCTTCAACCCGACCGAATGGCTGGTTGCCGGTGACAACAAAATCCGTGTTGTGGTCACGGACGAAAACGGCGCGACCGGCTCCAAGACATGGACGGTTTCTGTCCTGACCGTTTCCGTGTCCGCTACGCTGTCGGAATCCACGCTGTACACGGTCGGAACTGCGTTCCGTATCAGCTACACCCCGGTCGGCTCCGGCATGAGCAAGACCACGCACTTCCTTGTGGACGGCAAACAGGTAGCAGAGGCTACCACGACCTACTCTGGTCGTCAGCTGGTGCAGAACCTGACCATCAGCAAGCACGGCGCTCACGACATCGACATCTACACGACCACCACGGCCAGCGGTAACACCATCACAAGCCCTACCGTGCACTTCTGTATCGCGGTCGTGGATACTGCAAGCAATGTGCCTATCATCACGGTCAAGGACAAAAAGCCCTCCGGCCGCGTGTATATGACCGCTGCTATCCAGTATATGGTCTATGACCCCAGCACCGAACAGGCCAGCGTGAAGCAGTCCGTTGACGGCGCAGAAACCACTCTGACGGTGGGCCGCAGCTTGCAGTCGTGGGCATACAAGCCGCGCACCGAGGGCGAACACGCCCTGAAGCTGACCTGCGGCGAAACGTCCGTCACCATGACCTACACGGCCACCGCGCTGGGCTATGACATCCATCCGGCCAACGTTGACGCGAAGTTTGACTTTGACCCGTCGGGCCGCTCCAACTCCGCAGCAGACCGCGATACATGGGTTTCCAACGGTGTTTCACTGACCGTGGACAAGGACTTCGACTGGACGAACGGCGGCTATCAGCAGGACAGTGACGGCAACACGGCTTTTGTCATCCGCGCCGGTCATACTGCGACCATCAACTACAATCTGTTCGGCTCGACCAACCTTCAGGCCTATGGCGCATCCTTCAAGATGATTTACACAGCCAAGAACGTGCGCAAGTTTGACGCTGTGGTCGCACAGTGCCTTTCGGACGGCATCGGTCTGGATGCAAACGCCAAGGAAGTGACCCTGTCCACGGAGCAGACCGGCATCAGCCAGTTTGTCTGCGAGGGCGAACGCACGGAGCTGGTCTACAACATCACAAGCCGCAGCAAGAACAGTGAGCTGTTCTTGAACCTTCAGGGCATTCCGTCCCGGTTCGCTACCTACTCGGAGAGCGACCGTCTAGCCCAGCGCAACCCGGTCCCGCTGACCATCGGCAGCCCGGATTGTGATGTGTGGCTGTATCGCTGCAAGTTCTACGATATCAGCCTCGGCGATGCCGACATGATGGACAACTTCATTGCGGACGCACCCGACCCGGACGAGATGATAGCTCGGTATGAACGCAATTCCGTGGACGATGGTGCGGGTAGCATCATCACCGACTGGAACGCATCGTCCATTGATGAAGCCTACATCGACAATCTGGCAAAGTCCCGCCCCGGCCTGCGTGTCATCAAGCTGCGCGTCCCGCGCTTCACGACCGACAAGAACGACAAGGTGTCCGGCAGCAGCGTGGAACACCTCCTGTATGGCGCTCGCGCAAAGGACTGTTGGAAGAACGAGAACGTTGTCCACCGTGGGCAGGGCACGTCCTCCAACGCCTACGGCAAGGCGGGCCGCAACATGGACTTCGACTGCAAGGGCAAGTTCACCTACACTGAAAACGGCGTTGCCATGGAGGCCGACACCTACGACATGACCGAGAACAGTGTGGGCGAAACCTACTTCAACCTCAAGTTGAACATTGCATCCAGCGAGAACATGAACAATGCTATGCTGGCCGAGCTGTTCAACAAGTACCAGCCGTACATCCGCGCCGCCCGGTCTGCGAATCCCAAGGTGCGCGACACGATGGAGTTCCATCCGTGTGTCGTGTTCGTGTACAACGAAAGCGCCGAGGAAGGGTTCACACAGGGTCAGTGGATTTTCTACGGCGTGGGCGATTTCGGCAACTCCAAGAAGGATAAAAAGGCGCAGGGCCTTGACAGCGCAACGCGCCCGAATGAGTGCATTGTGGAGCTGTGCAACAACACGCACGTCTATAACCGCTTCAAGGGTTATGAGGGCGCTGCAGACGCTTCCAGCTGGGAGAGTGACGATAACCCGAACGCTCCCCTGTCCTTCCGCTACATCGCAGACACCTGTGATGTAGCCGTAGCCCGCAACGCATGGAGCGATGTAGTGAAGTGGGTCTGTTCGACCGACCGCACAGCAGCGACCGGCAAGGCGCTGGAAAGCTCGGTCACCTACGGCGGCACAGCCTACACCAACGATACGGCAGAATACCGCGCCGCCAAGTTCGTGAACGAGTTTGACCAGCACTTTGAGAGCAAGTCCACCCTGTACCACTACCTGTTCACATCGTTTTTCACCATGCCGGACAACCGTGCAAAGAACACCTTCCCGCACTGCGAGGATGTGACCGCTGCGCATCCCATCTGGGATTACTGCTTCGGCTACGACTTCGACACGGCCATGGGCAACAACAACGAGGGCGATCTGGCGCTGGACTACGGCATGGAGGACACCGACCAGCTCAACGGCGGCAACGTGTTCAACGCGCAGGATTCTGTCCTGTGGGTCAACGTGCGCGATCTGCTGACCGACCGCCTGAACACGATGGTTGCGACCCTGACGGAGCTGTTCGATGCTGACCGCCTGAATGTGGCGTTTGACGCTTATCAGTCCCTTCGCCCGGAACGCCTGCTCGTTGCAGATGCACGGCGCAAGTATATCCGGCCCTATGAGGATTTGAAGGAGGGCGGCACGGCCATTACCATGTTCATCCCCATGATGAACGGTGACAAACGGCTCCAGCGGCACTACTTCCTCAAATACAACAGCATCTATTTCGCGTCCAAGTGGAACACGGCTGTTGCCCGGAACGACAAAATCACCCTGCGTGGCTTCGCAAGCCCGACCGGCGAGATTGCCGCGATCACAATCACGCCGTATTCCGACCTGTATGCGTCTATCCTGTTTGGCTCCATCCTGAAGCAGCAGCGTTGCAAGCGCGGCGAGCCGGTGACGCTGAGCATGAGCAAGGACACGGCGCTGAACGATACCGAAATCTACATCTATTCGGCATCCATGCTGGAAGCCGTGGAGGGCATCGCCAGCGTTTACACCAATCAGGCCGATTTCTCCGCAGCCACCAAGCTGCGTTCTATCGTCATAGGCAGCGATGATTCCGGCTATTCCAACGTCAACCTGACTAGCACAATCAAGCTGGACTTCTCTGCGCTGGCCGTGCTGGAAGAACTGCGCATCGACCATTGCCCGAACCTGAATGCGCCGGTCGATGTGTCCGGCTGCGTTGCGCTGAAGGTGGCCAGCTTCAAGGGTACACCGGTCTCCGCTGTCAACTTCGCTGCTGGCAGCGCTCTGGAAGAATGTTATCTGGAAAGCCCGGTCAGCCTGACGCTGCGCAATATGCAGAACATCAAGAAGTTCGATGTGGCCGACAACTACGCGGCCTTGACCGGTCTGCGGCATGAAAACACGCCGTTCCCGGCAGCGTATGACATCGTGAACGCTGCATCCAAGCTGTACACGGTGCGCCTCGCGGGCATCGACTGGCAGCTCACCGGAACGGAAATCCTGAACCGCCTGCTGTCCATGGGCGGCTACGATGAAAACGGCCTTGAAATCGGGCAGTCTGCTCTGTCCGGTAAGGTCTACACCTCGGTCATCCGGCAGGCAGAAGTCGAGAGCTATGCAGCAGCATGGCCCGATCTGGCCGTTACCTACGGCGGTACGGTGCAGCAGTATAAGGTAACTTTCTGCAACTATGATGGCACGGCTCTTACGCTGAAGGATGGCAACCCAGCAGAGTTCCTTGTGGACCGTGGCGCAGACTGTGCAGACCCCATCAGGGCCGGTCTGATGGACACACCGACCAAGGCTTCCACGCAGGCCGAGGTGTTCACCTATGGCGGCTGGGATTCCCCGCTGACGCAGGTGTTGAGCAACCTGACCGTCAAGGCAACCTACACCAGCGTCCCGCAGAAGTATACGGTGCGCTGGTATGCGCAGGCGGGCGTTGTGGTCGGCAGCAAGACCGTTGACTACGACACTGAGGCCGTGCCGCCCGCTGACCCGGAGCGCACGGACGAGGAATCGAGCTTCGTCTACCACCTTTTTGACGGCTGGGACAAGAGCACAGCCCATGTCAAAGAGAATATGGATGTCTATGCGCGTTGGATTCGCGGCACGTTGCCCAACTTCGGCGATGACCTGTCGAACCTGAATCTGGCGCAGCTGTACGGCATCCGGCAGTCTGGCCGAGCCTCGCTCTACTTCACCGAGGACCAGATCAAGACCCGCGTTCCGTTCACCATGGGCTATGAGCCGCAGTTCGACAACGTGGAATCGGTGCTGCTGGCCGAGAACATGGAGCTGACCGGCTCCACCTCCAAAGATACCGGCGTGAAGATCATGGACGAGGACACCGGCTGGACGCTGGTTGTGGACTGTGTGTTCGACCAGCCGACCTCCGAAGCCTGCGTGGCAGCCTGCTTCACCAAGACCGGCTACCATGGCTTCAAGGTCAAGTACAGCAGCGGTACAGCAGTCCAGTGGGGCACGAACACGGCGAACAACAGCCGTGGCACCGGCCTGTCTACCATCTCCGGCATCGGTACGCAGTACATCTCTGACCAGTACCGTGAGCTGGTCGTGCTGCGTCATGTCAAGGGCAGCCGGAACCTGAACGTCTACTTCTCCAACCCGAACGGCGATGCAGTCCTTGTCCGCGAGCTGACCAAGACCATCGACACCAAGTCGGATGCAACTCTGATGTTGGGCTGCGACAATGACGGCAAGAACTTTGCGACCGGATTCCTGTACCGCTGCAAGCTCTGGCGGGAAGACCTCGGCGAAACCGAGTGCATGAAGATGGCCGCATGGCCGCGCGAGGAAAGCTATCTGGAAGTTGTTGGCACTGGCGGTGCAACCAAGACCAACGGCGGCACGACCGCCATTGACCTTATCCATGCCGGTCTGCTGAACGGCTACCACCGCATGAATCCCACCAACAGCAACGCCGGAGGCTGGCCCGCTTCCGAGATGCGGCAGTGGCTTCAGAGCCGCTACCTGTCCGGCCTGCCCGCAGCCCTGAGCCGGATGCTGGTATCTGTGCATATCTCGTCCGTGGACTACGGCGCTGGAACTGCTGGCATTCTGGAAACGGAAGATAAGGTTTATCTGCCGTCTTTGCGTGAGATGAACGGCGAAAACTCGGAACCGTTCGTGTACTGCGGCGAGCGGATTCCGTGGTTCACGTCTGACCGGACGCGAATCAAATTTGCTGGTTATACGCTGGCCGAGAACCCGACCTATACGGTATCTAGCACCGCGCCCAAGAACCCAAAAAAGGGGGATGTATGGATTTGTTCTGCTGACAGTAACGTGGGGTATCTCTGGAATGGACACGCATGGGTCAGGGCGCGGTGGTATTGGCTTCGCGATGCTTCGGTGTCCTACTCTACCTACTTCTACGGT